TTACCCTTTACACTGGTGACTGTAATGCTAGGGTCTATGACAATTCCGAGGAAGATATCTTCATTGAAATGAACGGTAAGCGATACAAACTGGTGGAGATTGTATAAATGCCTGATATGATGGATTACTATGAAGAAGTACTGCTTCTTCGCAAAAAGGTTGAGAAGTACGAGACCATTCTCAAACATGCAATGTCTGAAAAGACTGGTGTGTTCTTCATCTGTGGTGAAGCAGGTGAGAAGGATAGCATGGGTTTGCCTGAGAAGATTATGGTCTGCCCTACACATGGACTGGATGGCTTTGCATCATATAAGAAGGACAGAGACTACTCTGCTCCTGGCTGGTGAAGATGGCTTGGAAAGTTAAAATTTATCTATCAAAGGATAAAGAGGATTGGCTTTATTTGGTAGATGATAAAACGCTCAAACCAAAAGTGTTCGATGATTGGACAGATGCTCAAGTAGCAGCACACCTTTGGTCTTATTCAGATATAGAAGAAGAGAAGCGAGGATGATAGGCATGGATGTGGCTGAGCTCTTATAGTAGTTAATGCTGTTGCGGTTGCCATCTTTATGAATGGAATCGTTGCATATCTGATTCAATAAAAGGAGGAATATGACCTATGAATAAGATTTTCGTTACTTCAATTGCTGTTCTGATGCTTGCTGGTTGTAATGCCACAAATCAACAAAAGGGTGCATTACTCGGAGGTGTAGGTGGAGGACTGCTTGGAAATACTATTGGTAAGGGGTCTGGAAATACAGCTGCCACAATCGGTGGTGCTATTTTAGGAACAATTGCTGGAAGTGCTGTTGGTGAAAGTATGGACAGACCTAATCAAGTAATCGTTCAACAAGCGCCTGGATCCAGTGAGTGTTCAGGTATTGTAAATCCTGGTGTCCGTTCCTCATGTGAACGAGGAGTATCCGAACGTAATGCCGCAGCACAAAGACGAGCGGAGCAATCTGCATATCAATGCGCCCGCTATGGTCGGTGTAACTGATATCAGTTATATATAGAAATAAAGAATGCAAGGAATAATATGAAAATTTTTATGGGTTTATTTTTAGCACTATCACTGAGTGGTTGTGCTGGTGCGATTAAAGCTGGATCAGCTGCTAGCACGGTGGCAACTTTTGTGCCCTCGTTTTGGGATGACAATCAAAGCAGCAAGATCATTGATGTCGCCCTAGAAGTAGATAAACTAGACTGCTCACAACCACACGCCCCACAGGCTCTAAAGTTAAAACATAACCTGAGGTGGTTCGAGCTCTATTCAAAGCACAAGGGATTCTTACAAAGAGATGTGCTGGAACTCGTCGCTCCCATGCAGAAAACTGTAGATGATTTCTATAATCGAAGCAAAACAAAGCAGGGTTCTACTAAGTACTGTGAGCGTAAAAAACAAATTTTGGTGAAACAAGCTACTGAGGCTGCGGAAGCAGTCATGTGGAGGTTTTGATGTTTGAAAAATTAAAAGATCAACTTGAAGAAATTATCGGCACCGAGGATGATTGGGCTGTTGAAAGAGCAAAACTTGCTCAAGGCTTAATCAAGGAAGCTGAAGCTGGTGATATCACTATGGACGAATACCGAGAACTCATGGAGGATCTGATTCGTACTGATGAGGTCGAAAAGGCATCATCCAATATTGAAATTAAAAGTATGGTCGTTGGAGCAATTACGACTGGAGCTAGGGCTTTTCTGTAATGATAACAGTGATTGTAACTGGCGGCTTCGATCCCATCCACTCTGGTCACATTGATTATTTTAATGCAGCTCGTGAACTCGGTGATCGACTCTGGGTAGGACTTAATTCAGATGAATGGTTGACTCGTAAAAAGGGTCAGCCGTTTATGTGTTATAAAGAACGTCTCAGTATCATTGAAAATCTACAGATGGTTGATAGAGTTATACCGGTAGTGAACGATGATAAAAGCGATGATGCAACTGGAGCAATCTTCTATGCTCAATCCATAGGAGCAACTGATATTGTTTTCGCTAACGGTGGTGATCGAACTGCAGCAAATTGTCCAGAAGAAGATTTCTATAAACACGCAACAAATGTTCGGTTCGTGTACGGTGTAGGCGGCGAAGAAAAAGTAAATAGTTCTAGATGGATTCTACAGAACTGGAGCATGCCTACAACTCAAAGAGCTTGGGGTACATATAAGGTTCTCAAGAATTATGAAAAGCACACAAAGCTAAAAGAGATTGTAGTCGAACCATTCCAGCGCCTTTCCATGCAAAGACATAAGAAGAGATCAGAGCTTTGGTTTGTCGCTGAAGGTACCGCGAGTGTCTATACGATGAACTGCAGCACGGATATGGAGCTGACCGGTGTCTACAAAAAGCATAAAATAATCTATATACCAGAAAATGATTGGCATCAGTTAGCTAATGAGAGTGCTGAACCCTTGAAGATCATAGAGATTCAGTACGGTGAAAATTGTGTAGAGGAAGATATAGAGAGGCGTCATGGATCCTGAAATTGTAAAACAAGCACAAGAAGAACAAAGAATCGAATGGATGTGGCAAGCATTCCGTCAAGGCAATGATAACGTAAATATGGAAGAATTTATCCGTATGGTATCACGTGAGTTTGCTTGTGACCTACAAGAAGCCCAACAGAAAACATCACACCTGTTGCTTACAGAATGAAATATAAAATTGAAATCAGTCTTCGTGATGGTGTCAAAGATATTGCAGCTGAATCTATCTTTAAAACTGCAAACGCAAACGATATGCTAGGCAATGGAAAACTTCAGAGCCTTCGTATGGGAAAATGGTTTGTTGTCGAGTGTGATAACGACTATGATATTGAAATTTTATGTACAAAATTGCTCGCTAATTCTGTGATTGAAAATTATAAGATAGAAAAAATCTTTACATAGAGAATTATTAAATTTTTATTACAAATGAAAAAGTCCTAATATATAATTTGGGACCATCGGGGTCTCATTTATAGGAGGTACACATGAATATTAAATTTGTTGCCGCTGCAACAGTAGCAATTTTTTCTATTGGTGTCGCTGAAGCTCGAGACCAAATTCGTACCGTGGGATCATCCACGGTTTTTCCTTTTGCGACAGTAGCAGCAGAACAGTTTGGCAAGACTACTGATTTTAAAACCCCAGTTATCGAATCGACAGGTACAGGCGGTGGTATGAAGCTATTCTGCGCCGGCGTTGGTACTCAGCATCCAGATCTTACAAATGCAAGTCGTGCAATTAAGAAGGGTGAAGTAGAAGGATGTAAAGCAAATGGCGTGACACCAATTGAAATTAAGATTGGGTTTGACGGTATTGTAATTGCAAACTCTAAAGAGGGCGTACAAATTTCGCTCACACTGAAAGATATTTTCCTAGCGCTCGCCAAAGATATTCCAGACGGTAAGGGTGGACTTATTCCAAATCCAAACAAGACCTGGAAGGATGTGCGGGCAGATCTCCCCAATCAACGCATTGAAGTTTTCGGTCCACCTCCAACTTCAGGGACTCGGGATGCTTTCGTAGAGATCGCTATGGAAGGCGGAGCTAAACAAATCCTTGAACTCAAAGCTCTGCGCAAATCAGACAAAAAGAAGTTCAAGGTAGTGGCTCACGGAATCCGTGAAGATGGTATGTTTATTGAAGCAGGTGAGAATGACAATCTTATTGTACAAAAGCTAATATCCAATCCAAATGCATTTGGTGTGTTTGGCTTCAGCTTTTTAGATGCTAACACTGATAAGATTCAAGGGGCAATCATTGAAGGCGCACAACCAACCTTTGAAAACATTGCGGGTGGCAAGTACAAGGTTAGCCGTTCTCTATTCTTTTATGTGAAGAAAGAACACGTTGGTGTTATCCCAGGAGTTAAAGAGTACATTCAGCTATTCATTAGCGATAAAATCATTGGTGATGACGGTTCAGCAGTTGAGAAGGGTCTGATTCCTCTGCCGGTTGAGGAACGTCAAAAATTAACTGAAACGGTTGACAAACTATAAATAACATTCTATAATGACAGGGAGGGTAAAACCTCCCTGTTATATTTTATGGATACAAGCATGGGTAATGAAAAAGTAAAAACCAGATACATCACGGCATTTTACAGTGTGTTTTTAGCAAAATATAAACGCATTGAAGAACGTATGGATCAGGGTATTGCGAGTGAAGATGATATCAAACAACATGCACAGTTAAGCAAGACTTTGGCTAAAATAGAAGCGCAGGAAAATGGCATTGATGTGGCAGAGAAAGATGATGCAACTCTTGCCCGCGAACTCTTGGAACAAGCAGAAAAACTCACACTCCAGGCTTATAGGCTAGATCCTTCACTCGATCCGTCAAAAAAGTAGCATAAATCTATTTACATTTGATGTAATATATAATAGAGTAAATTATTATTAATCGTGGAGTTAAATTATGGCACGTGGTAAAAAATCATCAGGCAAGCATTATACTTCAAAGGGCGAGCGGCGTAACGTTGCTAAATGGGTAACGAAAGCTAATCGCAGAGAGTATCTTGCCAGCGAATTGAATGTAACTTCGAACAAGCAAAAAGCTTGGAGGTTGGGTAAAAAAGTTTTCTTGACTATCAAGAATCCAGCTGCGACTAAGGGATCTAATCGACCCTTCATCCGTGTTCCCGCAAATGAAGTTTGGGGTAATCCTAACAGTCGATATATTATGAAGAACAATGAAGGATAATGTAATACATTTTCCAGGTGGTAGTAAAGAACACACCGACGACGCCGACAATCACTTTAAAATTATTGATGATCTATTGCTGCTTCTGATGGAAGGGTGTTCTGAAGCCACTAATGATGCTCTATACTTTTATCGCTTTGGCTATACCGAAGAAGCCAGAGATAGCTTAGAGAATGGCATTGGTAAACTTTTATGCTTGATGCAGCTACTGAACGAGAAGGGAGTCGTCAGGAAAAAACAAATTGATTACAGCTGTGCGTCAACTCGTCAACAACTTATAAAGATTGGAGTATTAAAAGGTGACAAAACAAAAGATTAAAGAAGCTTTGCTTAAAAATGTTTGTGATATAAAGTTTACAAAAGTTGATGGTACAGAACGAGTGATGCGTTGCACGTTGAAGTCTGACCTCGTTCCAGCTCCAGAACACAAACCAGAAAGCAACAGAACAGTAAATGAATCGGTTTTGCCAGTCTGGGATCTTGACAAGAATGGTTGGCGCTCTTTTAGGGTAGAATCTGTAATTGAAATCCAAACGGTGCTGGTATGAAGTTTGTAGTGACAGGAATGGAAAATGACAAAGTCGGTGGAATTGACTCCACCGGCAATGTCATTGGTGCTATGGGTGGCACAGAGATGATGAAGGATGGTCTATTCAGTAGACTCGATAAGAGCCTTATGGATAACTTCAACATCATCTGCTCTCGTGTACGTGATATCAGTGAAGACAAGCACAACATATTATGGCTGCACGACACTTGGGATGATCCAGAGAGTCAACACTTGAAGGAGCTAGAGTCTCGTCAGAGATTCAAAAAGCTCGTATTCGTTTCAAACTATCAGTTTAACACATATCATCTTGCTCATGGCGTACAGCACAGCGAAGCGATGATCTTAAAAAATGCCATCACACCGATCCCTTCGCACGACAAGCCAGATCCTAAGGAGAGACTAAACCTAATCTATCATACCACGCCTCACCGAGGATTAGAGTTGCTGTTCCCAGTTTTTGAAGCACTCTATAAGCAATGGGGTGATAGAATCCATCTTGATATTTACTCTTCTTTTAATATCTATGGATGGCCACAGCGAGACGAGCCCTATAAAGAGCTATTCGAGGCTTGCAGGAACCATCCTGGAGTCGACTATCACGGCACAGTCTCGAATGAAGAAATCCGCACAGCGTTGCAGAAAGCTCACATATTCGCTTATCCTAATATTTGGCCAGAGACGTCATGCATCGCACTTATGGAGGCTATGAGTGCGGGGTGTGCGATTATTTGCCCAAACCACGCAGCCTTGCCAGAAACCGCCACCTGCTTCGCTAATATGTACCAGATGGATGAGGATCCAAACAGACACGTCGGAGAGTTTATTGCTCTCCTACAAGCGGTTCTGCAAGCTTATGATGATGAACGACATATGGGTAAGCTTACGATGCAGAAGCTGTATGCAGACAACTTCTACAGCTGGGAAACTAGAATACCAGAATGGGAATCTCTACTCAAAAAAATATTACACGATGAAAAAAAGAATTAAAAGTTGTTGACATACGTACTTTTACCTGTTAGTATGTATATAATGTCACATGAACAAAGGATAAGACATGGGTAAGAGTCTACTCGCTTTGCGAGGGAAAAAACGTAAGCCTCGTACAGCAAAGTCTTTTGATGAAAAGTATATGGGCTCTGAGCCAGAATGGACCGACGAGGTTCCGACCGGTTCAGAAATAAGACGAGCCTATAACTGGTACAACTATTTTTATAGCACCAATGAAAAAGCAAAACTTCTCTTTGATAATTATCCAAGAGACAAGAAAGAGATCCGTCTGCTCAAAAAACTACCAGACTGGAAAATGAATTCAACTTGTTGCTATCAGGCTCGCATGATGGCTCTCGGGTGCAAGCTACCCGCTGAAAATTTAGATTATTTTAACGAGTGCATCGAAGAACTTCTAAATGAAGCGAAGCAAATTCAAGACGAAAAGAAAGAGACTAAACCCACCGCTGAAAAGCCGTCTGTTCAAGATAGGATCAAGGAGCAGATCTCTGACTATATTGGTGAAATTGAGGAAGAGATTGACCGGTTCACTCTGAACAAGTACAAGAGTGACTTCGATATGTACAAGTGGTTACGTCAAAATAATGTGAAGCAACAGCAGTCAAATGCCATTGCAAATCACTACAAGGCTCTTCTATCAGAACTTGAACTACTCGTATCTGGCAATGCCTACGACGTCGAGGGTGACAAGCAACTCGAAGAGGGTTACAGCCACATGAAAAAGACTGAGAAAAAACGCTTCTTGGACTTCGTGAATGGTATCGTATCTGATGCAGCTGCAAATGCTCAAACTCAGAAAACAACTCGAAAGACTCGAGTCAAGAAACCTGCGTCTGTAGAGAAACAAATATCTCGGATGCAGTTCATGCCTGAGAATGTGGAGTACAAAATTGCTAGTATTAATCCATCATCCATCATCGGCTCTAATCAGCTATGGGTGTTCAATGTGAAATACAAGAACCTTAGAGTATACAATGCTATGGGCCCTGCAGGGTTCTCAGTGAAGGGCACAACGTTACAAGGGTTTGATCCTGATAACTCATATGCAAAAGCTCTACGCAAACCACACGACGTTCTACCACAGGTACTCAACGGTGGTAAAAGGGTACTAAATAACCTCATGGGTAACCTGACTACAAAAGCCACGGAACCAAACGGTCGTATAAACAAGGACTGCATTCTACTGAGAGTTATAAAATGAGTGCCAATAACGTATTGAAGTTTCCTAATATAGGTACACCACCAGCTATAAATGAAACCGAATTGGCAAAACAGTTTTTGGAAAATAAAAAAGACTACGTCGATGAGATTGTAGAACACTACAGTATGCAGGTCGTGAATCGGCTAGGTATGCACGGGTTTGATATCTTTTCTGAAGAATTTCTTAACGACTATAGTTATACAACAGAGATCCTTCGAGCTACTCTATACAGATCACTGAAACTTGACCATCCATTCATCGAGCACATCGAAAAAGGAATTGCAGAATTAGAAGTTGTCGTTGATTTTGATGAAGAGGATGATTTTGACGACGATCTATAATCTATTGACATTCTATGTAAAGTGTGGTAGTATATATAATAATATGAATTAAATTGAGTTGTAACATGATACTCGTGGATCTAAATCAAGTTATGATATCCAATCTCATGCAACAGATTGGATTCAATAAGAATGCTGAAATCGAGGAAGACCTCGTAAGGCATATGGTACTAAATTCTCTACGCTTATACCGTAGAAAGTTTGGTGAAAAATACGGCGAGCTTGTTATCTGTTGCGTTGACAAAAACTACTGGCGCCGTGATATCTTTCCATATTACAAAGCACACCGCAAGAAGGACCGAGAAGAATCAGGCCTAGATTGGCACATGATCTTTGAAGTCCTAAATGGTATTCGTGATGACCTTAAGTCTGAGTTTCCGTATAAGGTGATCCAGGTGGAACGTGCAGAGGCG